ATGTTATACCATTAACAGTTATTTTAACTGCATTCACATCAAATGCTGCATAATTCATCACATATACATATCTATTAATACCACCATTAAAGAATATTTTATTACTATTTAGTGAATCAACTCTATGTGCCTCTGATTTCTTAATTGCATTAGTCTCACCATCATCAGTAATATATGTGGTTCTAACAATACCACCATTATTAAGATATGTTTTTAAGGCTGTATTTTGAACAATGACTCTAGTATTAGTAGTTGAATTATCTAAGATATAATCACCAGTAAATAAACTTGTACCCTTTGTCATGGTTTTACCATCAACGATTAATTGAATATCACCCTTCGCTTTAACATTCGGAGGTAACAATAATATAGCACCTGCATCTATAACTCTAGGTCTATCAATTACATAGTTCAATGATGTATAACCAGTAACAGTACCACCATTAAAATTACTATAGAAATCTTCACTAATATATGAAACACTAATAACATCCCTACCAGTAGTACTCGCACTAATAGCTAATGCTTCATTAATTCTTACTGCTGTAATAAGATTATCACCATTAACAACATACTCATAATCATAATCTGTTCCACCAGTAACACCTGTTGGTGGTGTCAAAGTAATACCATTGAAACTCATTAATACTCCACTACCACTTAATGGTAATTCAGGTAATTGAAATTCTAATGGATCATTGATATCAAGTTCTACGTTTACATAAACATATGGTCTTGTAACACCAGTAGAAGTAATTGGATCATCGACTTGTTGATTATAACAAAATACATCATATTCAACACCTCGTGCTGCATCTAATGTTACATCTACTTCCTTGGTATTAATAATCAGTTTACTATCGACTTGGTAGTAATTTGGAGACGAATAATGCACTCTATCTACACTACCAGCTTCAACCCATGACTTCTTATTATCAACAGTTCTATTAACATTGAATCCAAGGTCTCTATATAGATTAATATATGTCTCACCACCATCAGTATTACCTGATAATTGAAAGAAGAAATCATTAGTTTCAACAGGAGCTATTGGATACCCTTGATTATTATATGGGAATGATGCAGAAGGTATATCCTCTAGTTCTAGAGTAACACTATCTGGATTTATCTTACCATCAACAGTATAAACATACTCGGTTATATTAACAAACGGTTCGGGAATACCAATAAGTCTGAATATTGACTTAATAGCATTACGAGTACCTTTAGTTTTCCAATAGTAATTAGTATTAATTAAAATTCTTCTCCAAAGCTCAATATCAATTTCGGCTGGAAGAAGATTATCATCATCTTGTATTATTTCGGTTGAGAAAAATGCATTAACTATATCAGACTCTTCAGTTATAGCAAAAATATCCCATCCCATTGTTTCAGCTAAGTTTTTAACTAATCTATCTGGAATAGTGTTTACTTTCTTATATGATGTTTTATTGATATTTACCAATGAATCAATGAATACTTTTATCTCATCAAATTCACGACCATAAATCTTTAAAAGCTTATTCATTTTACCCTCTTGGGTAGTATCATACACTCTTAATGATTGAGGTGTTAATAGTCTTGCTATTAAATCACTTTTTACTTCATCATATTTATCACCAATACCTATTAAAGCATCACTGAAAATATTAAACAAACCAGTGCCAATATCAGGATTATAACCATCCAATGTTGACCAAGTGAATAGTTCATCATCATAATTTATTGAACCAATTTCACCAATACTTGGATTTTTTATTATGAAATCAAAACCACTATTATCATCTTTTCTATCACCTATAATATATTTCTCAAAATTCGTTAATTCAGATCGGAATTTATTATACTCGACAATATTAGGTCTTATATGGAATGGTACATCTATTGTAGTTCCAGTGAATTCTTGGAACACATCACCTCTGGCTTGTATTGTAATAAAAGGATTTGAGTCTGTAAAACCAGTAAAACCTATAACATCATGACTAAAATCATCATTAAAGCTTTTTCTCCAAACAACAAATCTATCAAAAGTATTATTTAGATTTCTTAATGGATTATCAGTTGTTGTAATATTACCTCTATCAGTAATTATCTCATATCTGTTATCAATGAAAACTTTAGGTATTCTAAACGTTGAAATATCTGCTATTTCATCAAAAGTATAATCTATTGCTGTAACATTACCACCGATGTCAGTTTGATTATTAGCAAATATACTTGCAGGATATTTATCAATTATATTTCGTAATGAAACACGCATGATCTCACCTGCAGAACCAAACCTAGTAAAGCCCTTAATGTCAGAATAATCTAAGTTTAGCTTCACATTATTAGTGAAGTTTAATAACTTTTCAGAATCTTCTACTGATATATTTAAAGTCTCTAGTGTAACTGGTGTGGCAAATGAAGTTAATTCATTTGAATAATCACGTTCTCTTCTACCAGTGAAATTACTTTCCACTGAGAATCTACCCAACCTGAATACAGTTTGAGATGCCGAATTGGTGAAATTAGCACCAACCAAGTCACCATCTTGACGACCATTTATTATTTTTACTCTAGCCACTTATTTTTCGTTTTTTATAAATACTACTAAGTGGAGATTATCCATCCACACTATCAGTTATATCATCAAAGTCTTGAGAAGTGTCTATAGTAGGTCTTTCCTGCTTCACTTCATATAGTGAAACATTACCTATATCATCTTTAATCTCATATAAATCGAATTGCTTAAGAATTTGACGGTTACCATTATTATCTAAAGTGTAATATGTTAATATACCATTATCAACATCCTTAATTTGTTCACCACCTACATAATCAACAATCGTATCTATATCATTCTCAACAAATTCTACTTCAACTGTTACTGGATTGAAACCAGTACTACTTAGTAAAATAGTTTGATCTGGATTACCTATAAATGGATTTGCATTTGGTTTTACATTGGAAGATGATGAAGGGGTCACTTGTAAGAATAAAAGAGAACCAGCATCATCAAATCTATATCTAACAGATGATTGAGATGTGTTACCAATATTCTCAGTCACTGGAACAACCTTATTAGAGGTTACAACGTATCTTGAGGTATTCCTTAGCTTAGTACCATCATCGTTAATATATTCTACTCTATACCCTTGTAATGCGTTATTAGCAACTAATTCACTTGGTAGATCATTAGAGTCGATAACAAGACCTTTTATGTTAGGTAATGCAGATAATACACCACAATCACTTAATTGTAATCTATATTTCTTTGGTCTTAAATATATTGTGTAGATACCAAGTTGATTAAATGTCGTAGCTGGTAGATTGAGATTATACATCCCCTCTAATAAATTTTCTTGACCAGATGCAGCCAATTCATCATCAGCAGGTAATGCAATTTCTTCAAGCAGATCGTTAGGATCAACTCTTATAAATTCATTACTATTATTTGCTCTCGTTGATGAGTATGAGTAAAATATCTCTATATCGTTTAATGATATATCTGCAGGTCTTATATTGCCGAAACTTCCAATAGACATTATTTATATTTTGTTTAAAATATTTTCAATATTATAATAATCTTTATATGATATTCTTATCAAATTAAATTCATGTTTTTCAACAAATTCATTTTTTATTTTATCATTAAATTTTGTTTTCTCTAATGACTCAACACCCCAAACATTTTCAAAATGTTGTCTACCGTCATATTCGATTAATAAATTTTTTGAAGGTATATAAAAATCAAATGGTAAATGATTAATATTTTTACAATCAGTAAATTTTTTTTGAGGCATATAATATATACCATTCTTAATTAAATACTTCCTTATTTTTTTTTCACCTTTCGATTCATTGCATTTTGGACAACCAGAACCTTTTAAGTGTATATGTGGTCTTTGTTTAAAATCACCATGTAATTGACATGTAATAACTACATTTTCATTTACTTTAGAATATTCAACTCTATTATAATCATATTTTTTTCCGTGTATTTTTTCTGCTTTTTTTATAAAATCAATAGTATTTGATCTAAATAGATCACTAATTAATTCTGACCTACAATTTTGACACCCACATCCATTTAAATGATCGTATGGTTTTTGTTTAAAAAATCCATATTTATGATATTTAATTCTTATCTTACTTGTTGAATCTAGGTATAATGTTTCCGAATAATCATATTTATTACCATGAATATTTTTTGCCTTAATGATAAACTCTTCTGTTGTAAGTTTCCTCATATAACTAAATACTTATATTTCCGAAACTTCCTACTGACATTATATATTATCTATTATATTAAAATTACCACCACCTGCATAAAAATTAAGTTGACTTAAATTATCAATAACTCTCAATCTATATTGCCTTTCAAAAACACTCAGGGATTGTCTTGTAATAAATACATCAGATTTTACTTCTGGTCTACCCACCACATTTCCTTTTGAAAAGTCCTTAATTATTGGAAAATTAACAGATTGATTATCAGCAGTTGCATTTGTTATTGTGAATTCAAATACTGTTGCATTTAATCTATTATTATCATAAATATCTATAAATTTGATTCCACCAATATAGTAGTTAATTATAGTATCAGCACTTGACGTTAATATATCAATACCATCATTATTTATAGTACCACCAGTGAAATATATTTGAGATAAATCACCAGTCCTTCTATACTTTCTAAGTTCTATTAATCTACTTGTAGTTGTTCCTGTTATTATTGCCATTTTTATTTCTTTTAAAAAAAGATAACTATTGTCGTAATTATAATGTCACTATTCCAGTATCTAAATTAGTGACTATAAAATATCACTGATCGCTAGATTAGCACAAGGATCATTTACAACATCAAAAAAACCTAAATCAATTTCTCTTTTATTTAATGAGAATTTCATACTATAAACAACATCGGTATCTGGAATAACTTCTATTTCATTTCCAGACACTAATTGTGTTTTAGTTTTTTGAACTATGGTTTTTTTTATAATCTCAGGTTGCATTATTATCTACCTAAATTTGCTTTCTTTCTCATTATTACTCTTATATCCTTTTGAGGGAATTTTATCTCAAACATACTATCTTCAGTAGAATAAACTGTTTGATTAACAAGCTGTATTTGACCACTACTAACATCCACCAATGGTTGTTCAATAGCATTTACCGAATACTGACCACCAACTTTATTGAATGCAACTAAACTCAATACGTTTAACACACCCTCTACATTATTAATTTGCTCAATAAGAGGTGTAATCATAATATCTTCATTCATTTGTCTATTATTAATATTGAAATAGGCAACTAATGATTGAATGATTGAGTTTGCAATTTGATTCTGATTTTGTTCACTTACAAATACTTCAACATCGAAAGCCAAATTAAAAATACGACCATCTCTAATTTCAACATAATCATTAACCATTCTTAAATTAGAAAGATATTCTGATATATTTGACTTCAATAATGTATTTGAGGTATTACTCAACTTAGCTGAAGAATCAAGCCCAAGTATTGGAATAACAATCTTATTGAATTCTCTATATGCATTCGCTCTAAATGGTGAACCATATCTACCACTCATTGAATAGACATGGAATAGATAATCAGTAACTGTAACTGCTCTATATTGAGATGAGAAATTATATTTAATTAAGTTTCTTATCTGTTCAATGCTTAACCCATCATTACCACCTATAGCTGGGATCGGATTATTTACAGTAAAACTTCTTCTAACCTGTTGATTAAAATCTTGTCTTGATCCACCAATATTTAATGTAAATGTTCCTGTTTGAGTTAATGAACCAGCACCCAAGTTTGATTGAGTACCACCACCTGTTCTATATCTTACAAATAATGTACTATCTCTTCTTAACTTCTGACCAAGTGCTGAGTTTTCCAAATAATTATCAAGGAATGCTCGATTAGTCACACCTGCTTTTAAAAACCCATCCTTAAATGCATCAGATTCAGCATCACCAGCACCAAATGTTAATTCACAAAAACCTTCATTAGTATATTCCTTAATGAATTTTTGATCTACATCAATCCATAATCCAGCTTTTAAACCAGTTTCACCAGTAGTTGCTATATTAGTACCACCATTAGGATCATCAACAAAAACTCTTTGTTGTGCCAAGTAATCAACCTCATAATATTTAAATTCAGGATTATTAAAATCAGATTCAGTTGGGTCACTAGTAAAGTTAGTACCTGCCACTAATATTACATCCTCAATGGCTGTAACGTCAGGATCAGGAAGTCTTAATCTATAGAATGGTTGTACTTCACCATCTCGAATTGTTTTTCTATATATATTACGTGAACCATTAATAACAACTTCACGCTTGGTTACGGTATAATTAATAATAATACCATTAGCATTTAACTGTGGTATTATTGATCTATTAGGATCACCCAAGTTAGATACTGGTGAACTCCAATCAATAGTTTCAGTGGTTTCAAAAACTTGTCCACCACCAACAACTTGAGCACCAGCCAATAATGTAGGATAATACGATTCATCTGGTTGATCACCTCTAACAGGCACTGTAACAGAAAAATCTACTACTGTTACCGAAGGTCTAAGTGCTGGAATATTGAAACCAAGATTCTTAGCAATTCCAAGTATAGACTCTCTTTGCTGTGCAAATTCTAACTGTGTCTCTTGGAATGCTCTATCTGTATTTACACTTAGGTTATTAGCAACACCAGCATTAAGGTCAATTAATATTGAACCCACACTAGAATCAGTAAAATCTTTCAGTGTTTCAGGATAATACTCTTGAACTAATGATATTAGTTCCTCTTTAATTTCGTTAAATGTTCTTTTGTTATATGATACTCTTGAATGCTCCATTTTATACAGTTATCCTCAATGTTCCTTGCTCAGAAAATGTGTCTTCTGAAAATGTAAAGTTAATCACAATATCCACCTGATTTGCAGGTAGTTGATCATTTTGATCATCAAAGTCAGTATAAAATTGAACATCATCAATATCTAACTGTGGTATGAAAGTCTTTACTGTTAGTCGAATCTCTTCTTGTATATCAGCAAGTGTAAAATTATCTCTTGGTTCAAAAATATATTGTAATAAATTTGTTCCATAGTCTGGTTGATAATAACGTTCACCTTTATTGGTGAGAAGAAGTAATATTAAATTAGAAGTGAGTGAATCTTTAGTTACCTCATTTAATAAGACAAGCCCTTTTTTAGCATTATCATCTTCCAATGGAAATTTTATATTTATTGATGACATATTTTTTTACTATAAATACATATAAAATAAAAAACCCATCAATAATGATGGGTTTCGACAGCGATAAAACTTATTTACTTCTTATCTAAACTATCTCCGTATCTTTCATGTAACTTAATAAACCCTTCCTCCTTATTTGTAACAACTTGTGGTTTATGAATATTAGCTCTTCTCAACATTTCCCCATAGTAATTACTAAAAAAATTCGCCATAGGATTATGTTCATCTTCATGGTCTAACGCTTCTTTAATCATATGCGGAACTGATCTCATAATTCTTGATTTATATTAATGTTATTTATTATAAATACCTATGGTACGAGAAAAAGTTCTTATAAGCCCTTTAGGAGGTTATCTATGGCATCCAGTTCATTTAAAATGTTATCCATGTTCTGAAAAATGTTCTGCTTTTTCTGCTCATAAATTTCTTTAAAGACAACCCTTTTCTCATTACTCTGTTGCTGCATTGCTACTTGATAATCTCGTTCACGTTCTTCAATAGATGGTGCTTTAGCATTCTCCCATGTTTCATTCACTTTACCATCTTGACCTAGAATATCTCTAAACCCTTTATCTTTATTAGTAACAGGTTTAGTCTTATCATACATTTTAGCTTGTTGATCAATAGCTCTGATTCTTTCTAAATTAATTAATTTTTCAATATTGGATGTCTCACCTTTAGCCATTCTATTTCTTAAATCGTCAATTTCTTTACTCATAATTTTTTATTTTACTTTATATATGTAATTATATTCACCATAGGTAAACGTTACATTTTTTATTATTAATTCTTCAGGGATTGAGATAGTACTATTCATTTTTATCCATGTTTCTAATTCTATATGCATTGAATTTCAACACATCATACTTATCATCATAATCAAGATATTTACGGTAACCATTAACAGTGAAACCATATTTACCATCATACTCATCTTTAATCCACACTTGCTTGATATTTATCAATTCATCAAATATCTCTTTATCGTCAAGATGTTTACCAACACCATATTTTTTAGGAATGAAAAACTCCAATATTCTATCCCTTTCATACATTTTCTTCACATGAAGAAAGCTAGTCAACATTTCAATCTTATTAAAAGCATCCTTATTATCTCTAACAATACTCATTGGAAATTTACGTGCTTTAGCTTTTTCAGCAGGTGTCATAACTTCATATCCACTACCAACCTTATCAGATTTCTTCATATCTCTGAAACTAGCTAGACCTTCAATTATAGGGGTATTATCAAACATAAACTCAATTGGATAATCATCATCCTTAGTTGTCTTATCTTTAACTTCCTGCTCCATTGCTTCAGATAATGTCATGCCATAGTTCTTGTGTTTAGGATCAAAAAATCCGTAGTGTTCAAAACGTCTACCCCACCTATCTTTCTTACCATAGCTCATACCAAATTTATCTGCTGCCATTGCAATCTTCTCTGGAGATGCTGTTTTCATAAAATGATCTGCTTTACGTAAAATTTCATAATAGTCTTTTACATATTGCTCATCACGTTCACCCTGTAACATCTTTTCAATGACAGGATTACGATGTGTCTGGCGAATCTGCATTTTACCTTTTTTATCATCAACCATTGACTTACTTGCCATGACATCATCTTCGGTATTTTTCATTGCCAATCCAAATCTTAAAAATAAGAGATTTACTTTAAAATAAATCTTCAGAAAAATCCTTCTGAATAATGTAACAATTCCTTTTAATATATTTTTAATCATCAATTAAATCCTCCGTTAATATTTTAACATTTACAACTAAATTACCATTTCTTTTATTACGATTTATATCATGAAAAACACATTGCCAATTCAATGCCAATAGGTTATCTTGGTGATTTAACAGCGAAGTACCATCACATTCAAATCTCTTTCCGTTATACATAAAGATCGGTGAGTCAGATATAAAAACATTATCTTTTATTATAAAATTAGCTAAAAACATATACTCATGTCTTTGTAAATAAAAAGACTTATCATTTTCATAATGTTCATTAAGAATCCTAGTTAAATATCTAAGCTTCTCATTTATCCCTTTACCTAATTCGGATAATATTTCCTCGTTATTTTTTTTAGCTTTTGCCACCTTAACTTGTTTGGTATGCTTCATATACTACAGACTCATAAAATTCAGCCCTTTTCGCTGTAACATCTTTTAAATTATATTTTTCTTTGAAATCATCATGAAGATTTTCACCAATCTTTTTACGATAATCCTCATCAAGTATCATTTTCTTTAAATACTTAAACCAATATTTCTCAGAATTCTTTTTATTTGGGATTAAAATACAATTATGTTCATGAACACCATCAACATTATATGGTGGAATATCAGTTGTGACAATAGGGATTTTTCTTGACCAACATTCTACTTGCTTCAAGTTAGACTTCATTTTATTGAATTTATTATCAGCAAGTGGTGCTATTGAAATATCAGTCTCATCTAATACTTTAGCATAGATATTTGCTTTTTTAGTCCAACGTCTAGCAAAATTTACTTCATCACCGTATGTATCTCTTTCATATTTACTCAACCACTTTACATATTCAGGACTTTCGATGATACCATAATTATCAGTTAATATTTTTTCATATGCAAGATATACTGATTCTTCTGATTTAATATCTCTTTTATTTCTAATGAAGATATTATCACGATATACTTCCTTTATATCACTTGGAATCCCTTCAATCTTGTCAACATCACCATTACAATTATTAATTGATTTAATGGTTTTTCTATTCCAGAGACCTCTTTTTTGAAGTTCCTTCCCAAAATCCTCATTAAATTTAATATCAGTAGTACTTCCTTGTGTATCCCAACCAGCCAATATAATTTTAAACTTACCTTTGGTTTCCTTATCTGAATTAAGTCTATTTACAACACCTTGAATTTGTTGCAAATCATTTAAATGCGATGAACCAGCACTATATGTGATTCTTACTTTACCATTAGGGTCTGGTTTCCAATTATCTTGGAATTGTTTCATCCATGTTGGATCAACAGAATTAGGTAATACAATTACATTGTCTTTACCAGTAACTTTTCTAATTTCTTCTGCATATAAATCAGTAGTAGTCGTAACATAGTCAGCTATTTTCAAACTATCTATAATACGCTCATGTAATTTTTGATCTCTAGATAATGAATAAAATGGATGGGTTTTATCAAGTTCCCAATAATCATCAATATCACATACTAATGTAATACCAGCTTCTTTTAATATTTTAGCAAGTTGTATTTCTTGATTAGTATCACCAGCAAGTTGTCTATGATAATGTATGATATGAAATGACTTAAGATACTCAATGGTCTCTGGTTTAGTCAAATCCAAGTCAGGATTTATCTCTACCCTGAATTTATCAGAATGATCTCTTTCTAATTGTTGTGCTGGTGTTGATGTACGGAAATAGTTAACACCTGCAACGTCTCTGTTATAGAATAATACTTTAATTTTATCTACCATCTTTTTATAGTTTTTTATAAATAGTCAGTAAATCCTAAAAAGTACAAAATATTATAAAAAACTATAAAAAATTTACTCTTCCTTATCCTCAGATTTTGTCGAGCTACTAGTGGAATCATTTTTTTTAGTGCTACTGCTTGATTTCGAAGTAGATGACGTAGTACTACTTAATTTAGTTGGAGACGATGTTGTCTCTTTTTTTGTAGTAGTAGTTTCAGGTTCTTCTTTTTCTACTGGTTGTTTCGGCTTTTGAGATTCCTTAAGTTTAGAAAGAAACTCATTTTTACCTACCTCTACGATAGTAACTAATCCTTTAACTCTTAATTTTTGAAGTTCTGTTGGAAGTCTCATGCATTCAATTAATACTTCACCACCACTTTGAATGATTTGTTCGCTTGGGAATAAACCATCGTTTAATGTGATCGATAAATCCTTATTTTTTTGCATGTCTCTTTTAGCGAGACTTTTCGTAATATTCTTTATTTTGTAGTATCCCATAATTAAAATCCTTGTATTAATACATCACCATACTTGATACCATCGTATCCTAATTTTCTGGCTTTCTCGCTAACAGCACGATTCATTATACTGTCAGGTCTAACGTTATATTTTTTTGCCACCTTATCAAATTCGATATTCGGAAACCAGCTTTTAGCTAACGCATTCGCTGGAGATGAATCTGGATGTAGTATCACACCAATATCATCAGTATCTAGAATATTATTGAATTCCATTTCATATTCCTTATACCCATCAATCTTTTTAGGTGAGAAGAAGTTTCCAACCTTTGAATTTTCTTTCAATTCGCTTTGTCTATAACCCTTCATTTTTTTCTTTATATGTTTGGCTGCATTAGTTTCGCTAATATCCTTCTGCAATTCCTCTAAGAAATCAGGCTCTTGCATTGCATTGATTTGATCTTGTGCTACAACTTCCTCTATTTTTCTATTGGTTTCATACTCATGAATATCCTGTATTTTATTCAATAAACGTGCAGCATCTTTAGCTGGTAGTTCAATTTGAATAGCTTTCATTAATGGAAGTTCATGTGAGAGTGCAGAACCATATCTATGATGACCATCTAAGACTTTACCTTCCTCTGATATCCAAATAGGTTTAAGTGCTTTAGGATTCATCTCTGACACCTTTTCAGCAAATATAATTCCTTGACTTGGTTTTAGTTTCTTTGGATTTACTTTTATTAGTTTAAATCCAACACCCTCTTTTTCCAGCATTTCAGTTACGATACTGAATGGTGCGTTCATTTGGGGAAGCCAAGATGGTTTGTATCTCATATCAATCATAGTACATATAAATACTATGATTTCATAAATTAATTATCTACTTTGATAGGGGTAGTAATTATTTAATATTTTCGAGGTTTAGGGAATGGTATATCTTTTTTTCTTTTAGCTTTGGGTGGTTTTTTTACCTTAAATCTAACACGTGTAGTAGTACTCATTGGCATCATGACCACCAACATTAAAATAAATATTAATAGTAGGAAGTAAACAAAATATTCAAACTCTTCCATTTATCTTTTTTTTTAATCCCAATCAGTAGACCCGACCAATACAAAATCATCACCAACTATAGTATCAAACAAGCAAATCTTTTTTATATCACTAGGATCATTTTTATCATAATCTGGATTACTAAGCATAATTTTTTTAGCCTCATCTTCACTAATTTCAATTACCTCTAAAATCTCATGAAAGTCATCATATTCTGAATCATAAGATTGTAGTAGATGAAGAGTATTTTTTGCCTGTCCAAATTCTCGTTTTTCTTTAAATATTAATTTAAATATCATAATTCAAAATATCAAGTTTTATGTATTATCTCAACAATATCATGATCTATTTCTGGCTTTCTATTCTTAGCGAATACAAATCCATCGTTGGTTCTAGTCCCATAATTATTATCCCCATACTCATCACTACTTGGATATTTTACAACATGGTCTAAATAAGTATAATGTTTCCAAGGTGTTTTAGAAATATATTCAAGCTTTAATCCATGTGAACTGATTAAAATATCGCCCCTTTTACAAGTATTTAAATCTATTTTACACTTCTTCTCCATCATCTTTTATATCAATTGATTCTTTAGATACTAGATATATCACTAAAATACCTAATAATATATATGCAGCAACATCCATTTAAACGAAATCACCTACCTCTTTAGTTTTATTATTTCCATTCATCAGGTTAAATCTCTTTGAATAGTTATTAAAATAAATTGGAGAATCCTTTTTTATCATCTCAACTCTACCATCTTCCAATGTATAAACATATTTAACAAATTCGGTATGATTAACAAGATATGCCCATTTTGCAGTGTTATCACCTTCACCTGTGAAAGTGGTTCTTCCGTAATATATTTTAGGTTCTAAAAATCTATATATATCAATTGGTTTAATCCAGATTTTTCTATACCCTTCAACAAAAACCCAATATTTAGCTTTAGTTACTGAAAGTGCAGATGGTCTTCCATTCATTTCAACTTCAATAACTAAATTACCTGTCTCTGCTGATTTATAATCACCTTTAACTTCAATTCCTTCTTCAATTTCAGGAATATAAATATCATAGTCACTAAACTTACCTTCTTTTTCAGTAGTAAATGCTTCTGGATATTGCTTATGAATTTGAGCTAGTATCTCATGTTCAATAAGATCGCCAGCAACTTTTGATTCTTTAAATTCTGCCATTAATTACTCATTACTTCGTCAACCACCCCTTCAAGTGTTATTCTACTAACACCTACAACTTGATTCAATGATTTCCAATCTTTAATATTATTAGAATGAAATGGTTTACCACCTGAATTCACATCAACAGCAATAGTAATGTGAGGGATTTCATTATTACTTTGAAATCCCTCTACTTTTACTGCCATTACTTTATCAGACATTCCGAATTCAGTGGCAACTAATCTCACTTTCATACCTTTGTAGTTCTCTAAATCTTGAGGTAACCCCTCACCGAATACAATCGTCATGTGATGTGCAAATGTCTTCCAGTCATCAGGAATGACGTTACTGAAAGTGTTTAACAACTTACCATGTGATTGCTTATCTAAAACTACTGCTGAATATAATATCTTTGCCATTTCTTCTTATTTTCGGATTAAATCTAATAAATCTTTTTTATTATTACTAACATTATCTAAATAAATTTCAATTAATGCTTGCTTCAACGCATCACCAATCTCTTTACCCTTCAAACCAATATCCATCAAATCATCACCATTAATAGCTAAATCTTTTATTGATTTTGGGTAAACACCTCTTTCAAATTCATTGACATATCTATCATACTGTAGTGGTAATACACCACTATTTAAAGCTTTAGGGAATATACCATGAACTCTCGATAAAACATCTCTTTTACCTGCATCGCTAAATCCAAAATCCTTAAATACATCAGCATGTGCCAATGCTCTCAATTCATTAAGAGTATTCTTATCCAGTTTGAGTTTTACATCTAAGTCCATTATAAACTCTACAGTTAACAATGGTTGAAATAACATATAAAGGAATTCACCTAATGTTTCAACATCATTCCATATACTTTTTTCAAACCAACCCATCTGTTCTTGGGTAATGTCAACTCCTGCTATCTCTTTATATAAATCTGTTGATATTAACAATATGATAGCTTTCACTTTATTACCACCTTTATCAACAATCTTACGAAGTTCTTCAAGAATTCTCTCACCAGCAATCTCATTAATTCTATGTGCATTTTCTCTAATCCTATCCATAGTAAATTCATGGATACCCATATCAAATCTAGCTGCAAATTGTACTGCTCTTAACATACGCAATGGATCATCAGAGAATGCATCAGGGTTAACCAATTTGATTGTTCTCAATGCTATATCCATTCTACCACCATATGGATCAATTAAATTACCATCGATGTCTTTAGCCATCGCATTGAATGTAAAATCTCTTCTGTACAAATCTTCTTTTAACGGTATGTTGTGATCAGCATCGACTTCAAAGCCTTTATGACCACCTTCACCAGTTGCACGTTCTTTCCTTGGGATGGCAACATCAATATCATCTTTTGATCCTATAGGAATAAACTTAAGTACACCGAATGACTTACCAACAGCATCTACCTTTCCGTACTTGGAAAGTAATTGCTCTAGTTGATCCATTGGTATGCCTGTAATTAGAATATCTAAATCTTTTGATTCTTTATTTAGGATTTCATCACGTACTGCACCACCAACAGAGTAGATTTTACCACCCAGTCGCTGAACTTCTTCCTTCATCGGAAGGTCTTGCAATGTCATTATGTTTGTTGTTGATGTCATTATATTTTATACGAAAAATACAATGAAATGTTGCCTTATTGATTAGACTTTTTTACTTCCTCTCTGACTATCTCTTCAAAATAATATCGATTGAATTTTTTATCTTCAGCGACATTGGTAGTATTATCTTTCCTTCTATGAGCATTGTCATCATCAATTTCAGTTAGTTCCAAATTGGAAATATCTCCTTGGTTACAAGCAGTAGAAGTTCCATCACCATTACCACCTATAGTACATTTCTTTTTAACACTCACTTTCTTAGACTTTGGCATGTAACTAGTGATACGCTCATTCATCTCACCCATATCTTCTTCAAAATCTTCGTCTCTAGTGCCATTCACTGTCATGTATAATGAATCACCACCTTCACCAATATTCATTTGCTTTGGCTTTTTCTTACCAATAGCCTTGTCATATCTACCACCGAAATCAAAGAAAACTAAATTACCGTTTCTATAACCCAAGTTACTTGGTAGGAAAAAATCAACAGTATCAAGTTTCGCTGCCTTAACTTCATCCATTATACCAATCAAACCATGATAGAAGTTTTTAGCATTCTCAGAAATATTATTAGTTTCTAAACTCTTTTCAATTTTTTGAGTATATACCATATTATATAGATTTGGATCAGTATAATATGCCATTAATAATTTGCCCAACGGTTTATTAATATCCTTGCCAAACGCAGAATTCAATTCTTTAGCGTATTGGTTCATTTCGCCTTGTCTACTAGTATCAATTTTTTCCTGTAGTATAATATATAAAGAAGTTCCTTCTTTATTGATTTGATATACATTAAATATTTTTGCTAGGTGTTGATTATCCTTACCCTTCAATCTTAAACTCTCAGCAGCTTCAGTTTCACTTCCAGTGATTTTCAATACTTTACCATCACCTAGATCATATGCAAATCCATTATCACCTTTACCCATATACGATGGGTCACCTTGATAACCTAGTTTGGTAGCAGCATTTTTAGCTATTTCATGAATTGTGTCTTCTTTGAACTTGTTATTAATAACTTCTTCATACTCAGCAAGTTGATATTTATCACTTTCTGGTGAGGCATCGTTTACATGGTTGTACTCTAGATTTTCATCAACATCACTATTTAGTCCACCTTGCGATACACTATCAGGTTGTAACGCAAAACCATTAAGACCACCACGAGCGACTGGTTCTGATTGTTTATCACCCACACCTTTTTCAAGGTCTTGTTGAGTCATAGGCACAACAATTTCATCAATCATTTTTTGACTGATATTCTCTTTTTTTAATTTTTTTTGTAACTCATATAAATTATTTCTACTTTTATCATAATGAGTTGAATATGTATCTTGAGTCATTCCATGATCAATTAAAATAACTTGTGGTTGTCCATTTCTTTTTACTTCACCATATGATGAAATTCTACCCCAATCACCTGTTGACATATCCCAGTTATCTACAATAGATAAAATGTCCATAATAAATTCATTATTAACCATTTCTTCATAAAGCTCATCACTTAACTTATTATAGTTAACTCTTCGACCATTCCTTTCATCACTATATTGATTCAGAAATGCACCAACATCTTTTACGTCAAAACCATTTAACTCTCTAAATCTAGTAGGTTTTATTTTACGAGCTAGTTCACTTTCAATCCATAAATCATCTGGATGTGAATCGAATACTCTAGCTACAACATCATCATGCCAGCCTATCGAAGATATTTTTTTCTCATCTGCATTTTGATCCAACCCCTTTTTATTAGCTGCCAACTTCAATGCTTTTTCATCATCAATAGCATAGACGTGTCTAGCACTACCAGAACCTAATTTTTGTAAATGTTCATCCACATACTTTTTTCTAGCAGCAAAACTTTTTTGATTTTTAAATTCTTCTTTATCCCATGAGGTAGGATAATCTTCCTGTAATTCAAAATCCTCATCAAGTGTCCATATTTCTCTTCTTATAATACCCATATTTTTTTGACATAAAAAAAGCTCATAGTAGAACTATGAGCATCTACTTTTTATAAATACTTCATTATTTAGCAGTTTTCCTCTTTGCCTGAGAAAGTTCGATTAATGTTTCCTTCACAATCTTTTTAATGATATCTTTATTCTCTAATAGAGATTTCTGTACCTTTTCCATTGCATACATCTCCATCACAGTACTTTTCAATGATTCCTGTAATAATGCTCCGAAATCAACATCGTTCAATGCTTGATTAACCTGCTCATTCATATTACTAGGATTGTATTGTGGTTGCTGTTGAGGATACTGATTTTGCATTGGCTGTTGAGTCCCTTGCATTTTCTGATAAGCCTCCATCATTTGTTGCTGTGGATTCATTTGAACACCATTACCACCCATTTGTCCTAATGTATCACTTAAAGAAGCTTGAGAAGCTGGTCTCTGTTGAGTAAATTGTCTGTCAAATGCACTATCACGTGGATTTGGTTGTTGCTCATTAAGCTGCTGTCTAGGCTGTTCTGGTTGCTGCTGTGGTGATTGCTGTTTAGGCGGTGCACTGATATGTTGTGACAATGCATCGTTTAATCCACCGCCACTATGTGTTCCTCTACCTGATCCACCAGCTTTAGTGTTAGCCATTCTATCCACCTGCCTCATGTTTTCAACCATTTGGGTAGGTTTACCTGTTTGTAATGATAATTGAAGTTGATGCAATAAACTATCTTTAGGTGCATTACCTTGTGGCATAATCCTTGTATCACCACGCTGTTCACCTTCTGTTGCTCTTCTTTTTCTTTCTTCTTCGACTCTATTTTTTATTCCCTGAAAATCCATCTCAAATTTCTTATAAAATTTTATTATTTTTTATAAATACTGAAAAAACTAAAAAAATTACGTTTGAATTGCTTTTCTCATATTATCTTCGAAGTCTTTTCTCGATTTATCAATAAATTGTTGGTCAATTTTGAATTGGTTGGGTTGAAAGTACTTACGAAATAAAACATTTAGGTCACCAACAATTTCATCTGGTTGGAATTTACCTTGATTTGATTTTTTCGTATACCACAACTTACCATCTTTATTTGTAACCAAGTAGTTTGACGGATTTTCTTTATTCTGCTTAACCATAGTATAGAGATCATTAATTTTTCTCTTAATATCTTCTTCACTATTTTTTGTACTATCATAGAAACTTTTGAATTTCTCTGCTTGTGGATCAAATTTCGATAACTTGGTTTTAATCACATCAGGTTCAGTGTATGAACTAATACCTTGTAAATCAATAGCCATATCATCACTACCAGCTACCACTGCAGCAATCACAGTGCTCATGTCCTTATCTTCACCATCTTTTCTATAACCTCTTCTAACACCATCTTTCGCAAACTTTTTGTTTGGAAAATCGTATGCTGAAGTTATACCATCAAGTCTGAACATTCTCCATGCACCTTTAGGTGCTGATTTTATTCCTTTGTTGCGACTACTATCATATGGAGTATCAGTAGCACCAGCTTGTTGCCAAGCTCTTACCACGATATTACCAGTACTTCTATGAGTACCTACAGCATATGGTTCTATGGTTCTCCAACCCCTATTAGTAGTCTCATCACCTGCATAATAAATTTTTAACACATGTCTATCGTTCACAGCATCAATAATAACATCTCTGCTTACTGATTCTGTTAGCAATCTAAAATCTTTGATCTTATCACGTATTAATTTATTCTCTTTAAGCATTGTTGATGTTATACGGATTGTTTTTATTAAACATGTTTTTTGTTGCTAATTCTTCACGCTTTCTGATATCAGTAACAGTACCAACTTGTTGCTGTTGTTCACCTCTACCTTTTTCATCACCATCACTTAGTGCATTTGGATGACCTGTATTGTAGTCATCATTATCTGTATATGTGTTTCTAGATTTATTTCTTTGTCTAAACTCATCTGAATTTTCTAATAATCTGCTCATTTTGCTATATTTATATTAATATGATTTATATTTATAAATACTTTCAATCATACTTTTCTACAGCAAGCTTAACATATTCTTCCAGATTAGGTACACAATCATGGTTTTTAAGCGAAGAGAAAGTACTCCAAACATAATCAGTATGCTCGTCATTTAACTTTACATCATTATTATTACCAGTATATATGGTGAGAAATAAATATTCTTTACTATCAGGATTTCTTTGAATACAACCCTTATCTAACATCTTACCCAGCTTTAAACCAGTTTCTTCTGAAACCTCTCTTCTAGCTGCTTCTTCGGCAGTTTCACCCTCTTCAATACCACCACCAACTAAACCAAATTTATTTGGCATCCATTGATCTTCATATGCTGATCTTTTTAAGATAAGTATCTCATTATCAGAATTAAATATAATAGCTAATGCATTTTTACATTTAGGTTCGACATCTTCTTGCTCTCTAAGATCAACAGTTCCATCTTGGGCTTTAACATCAGGGTCTTTTAAATCAACATCAATATCTTGTCTAACTTTTTGACCATGCTCAACTTTATTACGTTCTCTTTGTAGTGTGGTAGTCACAAAATTACGCATCTGTTTACCACCAGCAAGTTCAAATTGCTCAATAGATTCAGTACTTGGGTTGAAGTTATCAAAGAAATTCTTTAATCTCTTAAGATTCTGATAAGTACATTTACCTGATTTAACTAAATTCTTGGCACGTTTGATCCCCTCAGCATCGGAAGAGCTGTAAAGTTTCATTCTTATGTTGTTAAGAATCTGAGACGGTATTTGATATTCATTATCGTAAAGTTCAGAATTCATTATTGCTCAAGTATTGCTTTTATTTTATCCTGATCTTTTTTCGGTAACTCATCTATTAAATCAGCAACTCTTTTCGCCTTATAATTTAACTCATGGTCATCATCTTTTTCTTTCTTTAATGAAGATTTTTTCTTATTCTTGTCTTTATCAACAATTTTATCCTCAGCAACTTGACCTTCATCAATTTGATCTTTCATATGTGGTTGTACTACTTTCATAATAGCATCAGCCCATTCATGATCAACATCATTCATGTTGCTTGAAAAATCAATCTCACCACCACTTAAATGCTGCTCATAATCAGATTTTAACTTATCTGGATTACTATGATAATAATCAAGACTCTGTAAATATTTACCATACATCATCTTAACAATTTTTTCTTTTATATCAGAAATATCTTCTTCTGATTCAAAACCAAAAAATCCAAATCTTCCAAGAAAATCATTCTTAAAATTTTGACCATGTACTTTAGCATTATAATCGGTAGTGTTATTCGCCATAGTTTCTTTATTAGCACCTGTAGCTGGCGTAGTATCAGTACCGATTAAATTGTCATCACCATCTATGATTTCGTTAATATCTTTCTTTCTCATATTTACAGTTTATTATAAATACGAGAACTTTACATATTAATCACCTTCATAAAACATATATTCATCACTTGGTTCTTGTGGTTTCCTTGCTTCCACAAAATCATTGAATGCTACTTCTGCTTTAGGTTGTACCTCAAAGAGTTGTTTTTTAGATATTGATAGATCAAGACCATATTGCTCTTTAAACGCCATGAACATTTCATTTATCATATCTCTTTCCATTAACTTCTCCCTTAGTTCATCACTAATGGTAACATCCTCACCCTCTTTCAACCTTTCAAGTATATCTTCTTCATACTTTTCTTTCTCAATTCTAATTCTCTTCTCATCAGGTGATTCAGGAATACCTTGAACATCAGGATTAATAATTTCGATATAATCTCCATTATGGTAACCTATAGAGTATTTGTTAAAATTCTTAATCAAAACGTAGTCATCCTTACCTATATTATCGTTAATAGATTTAAGTCTTGGTTTACCTGCTTTCTCCATTTTATCACTTAAATAGTTAAGTGCATAATCATAAATTTGAGGTGTTAGATCATTAGGATTTTCACTGAACCCATCCCAAATATATTTAGGATCATAACCAGTTCTATTCCAGAACTCCAACTCTTTCTCTTCTAGATACATGGATGGTTCATATTTATCATGGTTATGGTTTTTCAGTTTCAAATCACTTGAAGTAAACTCATTCTTTTTTAACTCGACCTGTTCCACTTTCTTACCAGATGCATCAGGAACTTTAGAACGTTTAATAGATACTAAAATATCCTCTCTGATTTCTTCATCGAATCCATCTAGTAAAACCTCAGCACGTTTATTGAATGCATCCAAGTATTTGTCAACATTATAGTCACCAATCAAGTCAGGATTTTCTTCTAAATCTTCTGTCTTAATCAAGGTGGCATTAATTGTGATTTCCTCGTCAATAACCTTACCATCGTCATCTTTAATTTTCTTGGTCTTAACATCACCATGTGATTTACGAGTACCGTTATTCACATAATAAACCATAGAATCTAATTCAGGTGGTGGCGGTAAGAATGCATCAGCCAAATCAAACACTTCTTCAATAGAGAATTCTTCAATCCCCTTAGACTTAATATCCTCGATTCTCTTCTTGGTAAGAGCACTTGTCTCACCATCTTCCTTGGATTTATCCTTAGATTTTAATAACTCAATATTATACTCAATGATTTCATCATACCTTTCCTTGAAGACATTCCTAGCTGTTTTTTCACGATCAGCAATAATCAATTCCATGTGTGCTTGTTTTGCTTTAGGTCTACCATTCTTATCAGTAGCACGATTTAAGTAGTCCTTAATGGTCATCTTAAACTTAGACTTGGATGCTATCTTTTTAAGTGGTATTTGCTTATAGAAAATTTTCTCAGCGTAGTCATGGTAATAGTTAACAAAATCAACACCATCACCTTCTAAAATCATACGCATACCTTTATCCACGAAGTCTTCGATGTACTCTGACATGGTTTTACTTTTGATAGTATTACCAGTAAGCTTGATCTCATCATCCTCAGTTAATAAAGCATAGTTAATACGTGATAAATTAAGACATGCCTTAAACTCACCATCATTATCCACACTCATGAAATCAGATGTCATCTGCTCGTCATTGAATTTCTCAATAATAGCACCAAGTCCTACTTTACCATCATAAGTCCACATCTCTTCAATAGTACCTTCTGGTTGATCATATGATACTGTTCCATCATCGCTAATCCTAATAGTTGTTGTATCTGGAATACCAAAGTTCACACCATCTGTTACCGCAAGCAACGGCTCTAAGCCAAAGTCCTTAAACCAACTAATTGCTTGTCTTAACGACAGACGACCACTACAGGTAATTCTAGCTGCACAAATATTATCAGACCAGTTAAATGAGAATGCCGAACCAAGTGCACCAAATAAAGAGTTATTCAAAATCTTAATCGGTAACTGTTTAACCTTAAACATTTTACGTTCTGCCTTGGTGAAAGTATCACTAACATATTTATCATAAGTATCGTGATCAATCTCTTTCATCAATTCAACCTCTTCATCCTTCAATGGTGCACCACTAGCAAGCTTCTTATATATGTTACGAGTAGTAGTCATATACATAAGCATCTTCTTAATTACACCAGTTACATCGAACATTGGGAAGATGTCTAACCATAGTTGAAGCATTGGATATAGTGATGCAAAGTCAATCTTTGCTACACGTTTAGTCCAGCCCTTCTTATAACAACGTGTAAGACCTCCTGAGAAGTTTTCTCTCTCATCGGCATGTGGTATTGCCAAATCATTTTCATAGCTCCAAGTAGTCATTAAAAGATTCCATATGGCAGCATTACCCATTGTGGCTACACGTCCATATGTAGTTGGTACAAGTTTGGCAAGTAAGAACGAAGATTGATTGTACAGGTTATCAACTTGTTCTGTTTCCCATAAATCGTCTAATAAGTATTGACGTAAAATATCTTTACCCTCCGTGAATTCTATTTGACCCTTTTTATCTTCATTTAATAATTTAGGTGATTGATCTCTTAACCAAAGTACAAATTCAGGATTATTATCTAATAGATGCTTTCTAAATATCTTATATTTTTCATCAGTTAATGACTGTTTCTTTTTTTGTATTAAAAGAAAGTCACTACCAACCTCTTGAAATTCATCAGGTATTTGTTTATAATTATTATTATCTCTATTGATAAGATGAAGTTTATTATCATCCCACATTTTACCAATACCACCATCACTACCATTGATATACATACGATTTGGCTTGGCGATACCTTCAAACTTACAAATATATTTTAGTCCTGTTTTCTTGATCTCGGTGTTTACTGCAGCAGTTTTCTTAGCAGCATGTAAAGTATCTAAAATGTTGATACCCCACATAATGGTTTTTCTATAGTTCTCAGTACTATTACCAAATTTCACAGTACCCCTTTTCTTTTGAATTACCTTGGTCTTACTTAATGTGGTCTGTAATTCTTTCAAATCAATACCAAGTATCTCTGCTCTCTTAAGAATATAAACAAAGTCAAACTCTTCCGAGTTATGTCCTACGATAACGGCTGGTCTCTTTAATACAATAAGACTAAAGAAATCAATAATTAATCTACGCTCTTCCTCATCACTATCAGGATCGTTTGTTTCCAATACAATATCAAGTCCTTTTGTATCTCTAACACCAATTGCAAATATACGTGCAATCTCAGGTCTCAAACCCCTTGTCTCAATATCGAAAGTCATTCTATTTAAATCCTTATATTCTTCGATACCTTTGAATAATCTAGCACCTGTAGAAATGAAAAATTGTTCCTCTGGTGAAACATTGAAAAATAGATCACGATTCAGATAAACCAATTTATCATTCTTATCTCGAATTGGATTACCTTGAATATCACGTGCTACTTCATATATATCTATACCACCTTCCTTAAAGTATTGAATGATTGAATCATATGAATCAGTACTGGTAACTTTATATGGATACCCATTTTCAAGTCTTGGGTGCTTACCAGTTTTCATCTTTTTCATCGAGATACCATGTTTTACCATCATTCTCTTGGCAAACTCTTTATCTCCATTATATAAAGCACGATTATGTGCCTTTAAATCCTTCACATAAAGAAACGGAGTGTATTTAACCTCAATAGTCTTCGGCTCTTGGTTTGGTTCTTCAATAAAACATGTCGCTTTATTATTTTTTCTATCAGTTTCAACATGAACTAAATATTTTAGATCATTATTACTACCATCAAGAAAATTCTTGATTTCATTAATTATTTTTTTGTTATCCATCTTCTTAATTAAAGAGTTTCCACTTTCAATTTTTTCATTCTCTTACTAAATGAGTATTGCTTACCCATATATATGTATTTTCCCTTTCTATCGATTTCTTTATTATCGTCAGGAAATATACCACAAAACCATAATGCTGTAACCATGTTTTTTGCTTTTATTTGAATGAAATCAATACTTTTATCACTTACAATGTCAAAATCAAGATAATCAACATCATCCATTTTAGTGATAGTCATTGTTAGGTATTCATATATTTCCTGATAAAGGTAAATAATATTTTCTTCATCTAAAAGTTTTTCACCATCTTCCATCATAGCAGCCAATAAAATATCTGCTAATGGATTGGTATCAACATCAAATAGTTCACCCATGCTTTTCCTTAATTTTCTTTATGACTTCATCTAATACAGATTCACTCACATCAGTCTTATAATCTTCATTATCAATTACTTTTCTAATTTCTTTCCTCTTTGATTCAAGAGTATGAAATACAGCTTCATCAATAGTATCTCTAAATATTAAAGGATATATATGTACTGTTGAATCCTGCCCAATTCTATGAAGACGATCACTTACTTGATCATATTCACCAACTGAATACGGCAATGTCAATATAAGCAATTTATCAGCAGCAGTTAATGTTAACCCATAATTACAGGTTTGTATCGATCCAAGAAATATATCTAACCCACTATCAGGGTCTTGGAATTTCTTTACTATATCAGCTCTTTCTTCAACACCCTGATCACCAGTATGTAATGCAGAAATATTAGGATACATCTTATGTATCTCCTTTAATATCATCTTAAATTGATCGACAATTACCAACTTACCACCCTCTTGGATAATGCTATCAATTATTTCTTTAGCATGTCCAATTTTTAATGCCGAAGTATATTGTCTTAATCTAATTAAGATCGTCAATGCATTAGTAGTTTCAGAAGAAAATATATCATTGGCAACACCTTGCTCTATCTTTTCATACTCTTTCATTTCGGCACTACTCAATTCAAGCATAAGTTTTTGATATACCTTATCAGGTAGATTTAAAACATCTTCCTTCCTCTTACGATAAGTATACGGTGCAATCTTATGGAAAAGCTCTTCTAGATTCTGTTTATCAATGTCGGTATCATATCCATACCCATATGGATCATATTTCATACCACAATAGTATTCATAGAAATGCGTTTTAGTTGCAAAATCTATTTCAGAAATTTGATTTAAAACGGTATATAATTCAAATGCTCTATTTGGTGCTGGTGTACCAGATAAAAATACCTTACTTGGTTTACCTTTAAAGAATTTATCATTAGATAATCTTTTGAAATTCTTATATGTATTCGAGGACTGGTTTTTCAATCTATGGGATTCATCACATATCACCGCATCTATCTTATCAACACCCAAGTCACTAAATTTCTTATCCATCTTCTTCTTATCCGATGGATTGAAATATTCATAGTTCATAATGATATACTTGGAATCTTCAATAGAATGTTTATTCTTTTTCCACTTAACGATATGTGCTTTTGAATCGGTGAATTTTTCAATCTCATTGTAGAAGTTAAATTTCAATGAGTTAGGTGTAATCACGAAAACCTTATCATAACCACTCATCTCAACATATGCAATACTACAAATTGTTTTCCCTAAACCCATCTCTAATGATAATAGAGCACTTTTAGCATGTCTTAAATATAATGCAGCAACAATTTGATGTGGATATAATTCGATATGATCAAGTAAACCAGCATGTACTTCATCTGAATACTGTTTGAAGTTTTTCTCATATTCAGACTTCATTTCCATCCAGAACTTTTTGTTCTTGGTTAGTTCTACTATTTTTCTCTCAGTCTCTTTCTTTTCTTGAATTACTTTATCAAATTCTTTTTTGATACGTTGCTTTTCTTCATGAGAACCAAAATCAAAATGGACTTTATCTGATCCTCTGAACATAGTGATAAGTTCATAAAGTCCTTTTACATTTAAAGTCCAAGTTCTATCCTTATAACTACGGTTTTTGGTATCCAGCAATTTAATACTGTCAATCATTTCTTTATTAAAATCGAAATGAAGATCATATTTTTTTGCTCTAGAAGAAGGTCTTCTACATTTAACTATAAACTTGTTAGTATCCACCATATTTTTTTGTTAGCAAACAAATATAGTAAAAATAAAATAAAGAGTAAAGTTTTTACACTACGCTAGTTTTTGTTGATGACTCACCAATAATAATATTGATGTCACTATCGGTTGGGAATGTGATCTTACCACAATAATCACCAAGAAAATCTAGCTTGAACTCAGCCATATATCTACCAGCTTTTTTTGTTTGATTTTCTTTGAATCGATATGCTAAAGTATATTTACTTTCATCTAATTGATAATAATCATCAGCTTCATTTACTATTAATTTACCACCATCATTAGCAACATGATATATACCACTTTCAGAATCTCTCATAGAAAATGTTACAGCAACGTTTTCCAGCATCTCATCGGTGATATCATATTTCTCTCTCATTCTCTGACTTAAAGAAAATTTTACTTCTGGAAGAGTGGAATGTTGTTTTATAAAAATATTGTTGTTTCTAAATGTAGTGCTCATAATTATAAATACTTATTCATCATATTTTAAATATTCACCATAAACAAATACTTTTTTTAATTCATTTTTAAACTCAACCCATGTTCCCTTTTTCAAAACATATCCTGATTCTTCTAAACCTGAACCAACATAGCCACTAGTTGAGTATACATAGTCCATTATACCATCGACTGATTGTTCATACTCAGTACCTAAAATACCTATTTCAACATAATAATCGATAAGCTCTCTCACACTAAAAAATAAGTTCTCAGCATCACCTCTATTCAGGTATAATAGAACAACATATTTTGCAT